GACGGCGCCTGCTGTGGCTGGGCATAGGGCGAGCCCATCATCTCGTTCTGAAGCATCTGACCTGGACCTGCCATGACCTCCTCAATTGGAGTTGAGAAATCTGCCATTTGAGATTCGTCAACGTTTTTTTCTGACTGAAAATTCTTCAGTAAACCGGTCGGGACCGACTTGGTCTCGGTGCCAGCGTCCCTGTTGAGTGCTGCCCGGGCGAGTTCCTCGTTTACAGACATTTCAGTGGACTGTGGAATAGGGGAAGACATAGTGTCCACACTAGGATCATAAGTCAACATCTGTTGTTTTCAGGTAAAAAATAAAAGAGCCAAGAGCGCGCTACTTCTTCTTAACGACCGTTACGACGCCTCCTTTGCGTTTCACGACGGGTTCCGCCGCCTGCCGCGCCACAGCCCTGGGGTTATAGTGGCGCTGATGATACTGCCAAAATGCAGGACCACCCACGTGAAAGTTGCGACGGATGGGAGCCTTGTACCAGAACACACAATCCGTGATTTTGTTGGACTTTGACGTGTTATCAAGCACTAGACACTCGTAGTTTTCAGTACAAGCGTCCATCACCTGACAGAACTGATCAAAGTTTGGAAACACTCCAAAGAACGCCTTGTAGAGGTTCTCGCGGTTCTGACGTACGTTGTCACGAAGTGCAAAAACGTAGTCAACGTTGGTCCGAATCATAGGGGTCATGTCCATACAGTACTGGGTCGTCATCATAAAGAAGATTTTCCAGTGGCGACCGTTCATAAACAGCTGCCGGATAGCCGTGTCGCGCATGAATGCCCGATCGTACATACAGTCGTCCATGAGCACGAAAACGGGGTGACACCGGCCAACCGCCAAGAGCTTCTTTTGGCGTTCTATGAGCCGTTCAAGCGCATCACGGTTATAGTCTCCAAAAACAAAGAGGTCTGGAATAAACTGCTTATAGAACCCATTGCCTTCCTCGGTACCCGACATGGCGATCCCCGCTGGAAGATGGCGCTTGTGCCACAGGATATCCGTGACCAGTGTACTTTTGCCAGTACCTCTTTTGCCTATGAAAACGCACACCTTGTCGTCGGCCATTTTTGAAGGGTCAAACTTTCGTAATTGGAGAGCCATCTCCGTCCTACAATTTATAAACAAATTTGAGGATGGCCTGGAGCGCGGGAAGCATTTATGATAAAAAGATGTTGACACCTACTAGAGGAGACTTCAATGTCGGCCGGATATATTCAACTTGTGGCTCTTGGGCAACAAGACGCGTATCTCACAGGGGAGCCTCAGGTGACGTACTTTTCAGGTGTATATAAGCGCCACACACCTTTTGTCCTAGAGGCCTATGATATTGCTTTTAACGGTCAGGATGTTGGTTACGGTAAAACAAGTATATGTAGGATTCCACCCAAGGGTGATCTCATAAGAGGGCTCACACTCAAAATGACCTTGCCCCCACTTTTCAACCCAACAAACGACTGGATATGGTCTACCCTTCCGTCTTCATCAAGTTTCCCGGCTCTCAAGTTTGGGTTTTCAAATGGAACCGTGTCCGACCTCATCTCATCAACGTTTGATATCAGTTTCTATACAACAAACGTGGCTATAATAAACTCATGGCTCAGGCCATTTTCCCAGTTCACCAGCTATTCAACTTCAACAAACAAGTTTATATTCAGTAACGTTGCAAACGTCATCGTCCAATCCGGATTTTCTGCAACGAATGCTGGTTCATCAGTTTTCTGGGGACTTGATCCAATAAACTATTCAACTTTGGATGCCACTGGAAACCTCGTCTACAATGCAACGGTGTCGCCACTTTCCAATTTATCAGCAAATTCAAGTATAAATACCCAAGCGAATACGTATATATCAACATTGACACCTGATTTTACTCTTCAAGAGGCGGGGTGGTTTCAAACAACACCACTCGCGGAAAATTCATTTTTCGGTCTATATATTTACTTGGCGCAACCCGTCTTGTTCACAACAAGTTCACCACAGCTTATAAACTTTAACGCATTGACACCAGGTACGAACTCCCCATATTGGTTATTTCCCTATCAGATTTCCACGAGTTTTATCATATCAGCCGCTGGTCTTATCCAGTTTGAACTTCCAGGATACTATACACTTCGGGCAGGGTTTAACCTAAGCGCAGGCGCAGTTGTTTCCATAAGTTACGGTACTAACACGACTGGAACCGTCCCTGTGACCCCTACATTTTTGTACACCTACACGTATACCGTTTCACCAAATCCCACATCCCCGGCCGTCATACCAATATACGAAACGAATGGAGGGACCTATTACTACTTTTACGTACAGACGAATATGCCATGCACCGCCCTGTCGGGAAGTTACTTTAGCGCGACATATGCCAATGACACGTACCAATTTTCAAAAGACGTGACGCTTTCGCGCAAATCATTGGCCCCCGTGCCCCTTTATGGAAATATAGGCCCTATTTTAAACTCTACAGTCACTTTGGACACCAATTCTATGATGAAGTTTGCAACCAGTGGCTCCTACCTGATTTCAGGTGTCCTGTCACTTTCAAACACAGCCACAGAATCGTACGTGTCAAATATAGCCATCGGAGAACGGGCGAACATCGTTTACGTCTATGACATGTCGTCACAAGGGCGCAATCCTACATACGGGTTTTCCATTCCTCTCGTAGCAGATTCAAATCTTTCATACTATCTCAATGTCTCGTCAACTGAATCATTTTCAAATATATCAGCCAACTCTTTTTTCACTATAAATCAGGTGGGCGTTCTTCCAGGTACCGATCCGGGAACTATTCTTCCGTATAACGGTGTTCTATTGTCTTCATCATCCAATACCATTACGACCCCTCTCAATTTATCAACAAATTTCAACACGTACTCAAATTCTTCTATGATTTCTGTAAATACATCTGGAACTCTCACGTTTATCAAAGCAGCATCATATATGTTAACGGGTGTTTTTTATACATCAAGCCCAGTAACAAACGTAATTATTACAAACACTTCTACAAATTCAAATGCGTTTTTCAATTATACACTTGGTACGAGCGGATCGCCGCCTTATACCATTTCAGTACCGTTCACTGTATCAAATATAGCAGGGACGTATTCAGTTTCAATCACAACACAGAATCCTGTATCAAATGTGAATAGCGGCACATACATTAGCTTAACTCCCATAAGTACTCCAGCATACAATTATTTGAATAAAACATATAACTATTACGACTCTGTAGGTACACTCGCTATTGCGCGAGCTGATCTGAAAATAGGTGGTCAAACGGTTCAAACTCTTACAGGGGATTATATAGAAGTTTGGAACGAATTGAACGTTCCTTATGAAAATCAACCAGGTCTCCAGCTTTTGACAGGCAAGTACGATACACAAACGGGCGTCCCACCCCCTGGTCGTACATATTACGTAAACCTACCATATTACTTTTACGATAAACCTGAGCTGGCACTGCCCATCACTGCTCTCGGGAGACAGGACGTGGAGGTTTGGATCACTTTTAATAACTTTTCAAACTTGACATCAATTTCAGTTACAAATCCAACACTCCAAGCAACCATCATTACAGAATACGCATACCTTTCCAACCCTGAAATTGACTGGTTCCAAAGTCACCAACTTGACTATGTCATTACACAGTGTCAGTATGACGCCTTCCCTCTTGTCCAAAATTTCAGATCTTCTATTTTTAATCTAAAATTCAAAAACCCAATCAAGGAGCTGTTTTTTCTCATACACCCTGATACAAATTTACCCTACAATTACACAACCCCTGGAAGCGGGACAGACGCCGTCACATTCGGTATGACATTCAACGGGGAAGATGCGTTTTTAACTTCCACTACAAATACACTTTATGTTGGTGCCATAGAGCCCTTCCATAAACACATCAATTTCTTTTCAAAACCAAACGTCATCACAAGTCAACAACCTAATACCTATGGGCGCCAGTTTTACATGTATGCCTTTTCTACAGATCCATTCGCTACGGTTTCATCTGGTCAAATAAACTTTAGTAGGATCCGTCAGACGCTTCTTGAATTCAACGTCACCAACTCGGCCGGAAACTATCCTTCAAAAACTCTAGGAGTTATAGCTCTGAGTCAAAACGTCTTGCGTATTGAAAACGGTATAGCAGGTGTGATGTTCCATTAGTGAGCCTTTAGGCGCAAAATAAATGCTTAGCAATTACTAGATATGGCCGGTCGTGCCAGTTTGTCATTTCTGGGTCAAGAGGACATTTCACTGAGTGGTGATCCAGAAGTTACATATTTTGTAGAAAAATATCAGGGTCAAACGCCTTTCGCTTCCCGTGTGGACCGAGTCATATTTGACGAGCAGGGTGTGTCATTTGGATCTCAAAACCACAGGATCCTTCCACGCAATGGTGACCTCATCACAAACATGGCGCTCTACACAGTCTTCCCGACCCCACCCGCAGGCGTGAACGTGCTTGACTCTGTCGGGACCCTCATGTTTCAGTACGTGGAACTGTATATAGGGACCGAGCTCATAGAACGCCTTTACGGGGAATATATTGAGATGATGTTTGATCTCACAATTCCCAAAGGAAAACAGACGGCCCTGTCTTTTCTTGACGGCAAGAATCTTCAATATGTGAACACACCTCAGCTCGCTTATACGGTTCCGCTCCCCTTCTCCGTCTTCAAAAAGGGTCTACCCCTGTGCGCATTCAAAGAGGATGTGACTATCAGGATCGTATGGAACCCATCAACATACTTCACGTCCCCTTCTACGCTCATTACGACACCATTCACTGCTCAATTGAACATAGAGTACACCTACTTGGCTCAAAATGAAATTGATTTTATTCGTAAATCCCGTATACAAATTTTTGAACAAGTTCAGCTCAACCAATTTTTTGCACCGTACGGCACCAACTTCGTCCACTGTGGTCTCAATTTTTACAATCCAGTCAAAGAACTCTATTTCGTCATGCAGCAAGACTCTGCACGTGGTTACGACTATAGTAACGTGGCAACAGCGGCCGCAGCCTCGGGAACCATAGGAACTGGCGACCTCCTCGCCCAGCTCCAGTTTGACTTTAACACCACAGAGCGCATCGCAAAGAATGTTGGGTCACCCCAATTCTTGCGAACCATCCAGCCACTAGAGTTTCACACCAGGGTCCCGGACCGCATATTCTATATGTACTCTTTCAGCTTGGATCCAGAGGATGATGCACCATCGGGGTCTGTGAACCTTTCACGAATTCAGAATCAAAATTTGTACATGTACATCAATCCCACCCCAACTAACGTAAATATCAGAGTTTATGCAGCGTCCTATAATTTCATGGAAACATCCAACAACTCGGCCAAGGTGGTGTTTTCCAACTTCTTTTAGTTAAAACGTGCGATGCCAAGTAACATAATGAATACAGAAGCGTATGAGCAGACGGCGACCGATCTTTTGCTCCCAGTCCTGGAGTCGGCTACGGTGCTTGCAGGTCACTACGCTAAGGCGTGTGGCCGTGATGTGGTTCTCGCAGAGGACATGAGTTACGGGCTCATGTTCGCCGCCAGGAACGTGCTTGGTAAGCACGTGGGTACTCTGTACCCTGAAGTTTACGAGGACGAGGACGAGGACGAGGACGAGGACGAGGACGAGGACGAGGACGAGGACGAGGACGAGGACGAGGACGAGGACGACCCAGAGTGGGTCCGTTATTCAGGCGACGACGACCTGTCTCTCAAGATGAACGAGTGTGCGGACACATGGGCGGCGTGGGAGCCGACCAACTTTGCTGAAAACGCGTTGAAAAACGCAGTGGACAAAAATTCAGTTTTTGGTAGAGGATGAGCTTCATCAATTATACAATTTTTGATGAGGATTCAGAAGAGGAAACAAGGTACTCAAGCTTTGTTGACCTAGAGGTGTTTGAAGAAAGTGACGAAGAAACTCCAGAAGGTTTTGACGGGACTGAAAAAGGATCTGAATTGGTGCCAGGTCAGGATGACAGGTCCAACGTCAGACCATGGGACCCATCTGAAAATTTTTTTAGGTTTATATAGTAAATATGGCAACTACTGTGATGGGTATCGCAACGACCGTCGAGTCCCAGGCTCTGAACACCGTCATCGGTGGGTTCTCCTTCGCCGCTGCGCTTGCGTGGTACGAGGTTGTGAAGAAGGTCGTGGATCGCGTCGTCAAGTCCAACGGCAGCACCCAGGGCGCCGTCATCGCCGCGCTGCTGACCACCCTGCTCGCCGTCATCGTGTACATGGTCCTCAAGATGTTCATCACCAACGTGGAGATCAAGGAGCCCGGCCAGCCCATCTTCGCTGTGACCCGCTAAACCACAGGGACAGGGGCTTTGGGCCAACTTTTCCATACGACAATAGCTGCAATTAAACCTAAAATTATAAATACCCAGGGAATCCTTTTTTTGGGTTCGGGTGGTGGAGGCGGTGCTACTTTCATAGCCTCCACGATTCGTTTTATTTGAATTTCTTCAAGGGGTATAGGGGGTGGCAGTGTGGGCTCTGGGTCGGGAGTCACATGAAGACGCAGTACGAATGCGTTGGTGTTCCAACCCCTAAAGTCAAGGGGGTTTCCAGACTTGTCAATCCACTTCACGGTCAGCCGTTGTAAACTGTTGATGGGCTCAGGATAATCCACCGAAACCCTGTAGTCCTTATTTTCATGAAAATTCTTGATGCATGCCGAGCCCACATCCATGATGATTGGTGCGAACGCCCTGTTAGCATTTGATCCTGAAATTGTACCTGTAGTCCCCTGAAGAGATCCCGTATCAACGTTAAAAGGTGTTCTAAGTTCATCAATATCTAGAAAGATGTATTCATTGAGTGAAAAATCAACAAGAGTTGACGACTTCACTATATATTTGCCTGCATATGCTGGATCAAGGGCGGTGGCGGCAGTGGCCGTGTACGCACCTACCGGTAGCCCTACCATAGTTCCAAACTCATTAGACTGAATATTGATTATAAACGATGGGGTTATGGATGAAAAAATGAAATGACCCTCCTGTGGAAGATAATCAAGGGTTACAAAGGCATTGGCGGTGACGGCTTGTGCAAGGTTGTACGCTGAATAGAACCCTGGGTTCAAGGAGACGTTGCTGTAATTCACTGAAAAAACATTTGAACCGTTGGTCAAGTTGTATATCGTGTTGGGCACGCGAGCACTGACGAGATCTACCCTTTCAACGTTTCTGATGGGTCTCGTCAGGTGCAGAACATAACTGCTACCGCTTGGGTACAAATTTGAATCACGGTTCGCAGCGTCTGCAAACAACAGACGCTCCGAGGCGGCCT